TACTACACCATCTAAAATAATAAAAATAGTTGGAGCCATTCTTACTCGGTGTTCTTTTTTATATTTTGGAGCTTTTGCAACATCTACACGAAAATATTGAACATTCTGCAATTTATCCCAATCTGGAAAAGCGTTAGCTTCATTAAAGCTCGCCCAATATTCTATAACAACTATTGTACTTTCATCATCCCCGAATGCATTTGATGAATTTAATACTTCATCTAATTTATTATCGTCTGCCCATTCTTGTGAAAAACCTACCAGGGGTAAGGTAAGCATAAGAGCAAGGATTAGTTTCCTCATGTTATCTTTGTTTTTGGATCTCATACAATCTTTCGTCAATCTTATCAAGTTGCTCTTTCATTGATTCAACATCCTCTTGAGTGTCTAAAATTGTTTGACGAATTAATTCGTCTTTAAGATCATATTCTATTCTATCTATTACTGGAGCTGGTAGTTCTTTTGCTTCAGCTATGTCTGCTTGTAATGCAAACCACATACCTACTAAAGCAGCTATTCCTGTACCAATCATCCCTAATGTTTTTAAATCTAAAGTTACTTTAGTATCTTCACCTATTTGTTGTGCCATTATCTAAATGTATAATTTATTCCAAATTGTGTTATAAAAAATTCTGAATCCCACATTCTAGTATATTCTGCATCTGCAAATAAACCAATGTTTTTTCCAATTTTCCAGCCAAAATTAGCTCCACCTTGAAAATCCCACCATTGATCACCTTTTGCAGCATCAGCTAAACCATATTGATCCCAACTATTTCTAAATAAGTAGGATAATGGAACTCTACCATAATCATCTTTATCTCCCATTACGTATTTGTGATAAGGTAAATAAGCACTACCATATAAGTGTAACCAAAAGTTACTCTTATAGTGATAGAAGTCAAAACCAACTACTGGGCTTACTAAACCAAACTCACTAGTATTACCTAATATTTCATTATTATATAATCCAATTAATCTTTTATAAGGACCATCTCTAAATTCTGGATCAGAAGCTGCTATTCTAATACCTTCTGGATTATACCAAAAATAACCAGAAACATTTTCTTGTTGGTTACTTACTGGGTTATAAATTGTTGTAGAATAGTATGCATCAGTAAAACCATATTCATATGCTAATTCATACCAATAATTTTCTTGATTACCATCACCATCTAATGCACTAACCCAAATTTCATATGGGTTAACACCATAAACTCTTTCATGTGTTCTAAAAGCAGCACCAGCAGAAAGAGAGAATTTTTTACCTATTTTTAATCTACCTCTTACATCAGCAGTATTGTAATTAAAGTCATAAGCACCTTGGTATCTAGTTTCTAATTTAACTGTATGCCAATCACCTGTGTGTCTAATAAAATATCTTTGATTTTCCCACTCTTCACCTCTTTTTCTTTCTTTTTCAAAATGAAATAGGTATTCAAGTCCATCTACTGCAGAGGATGGGGAATTTAGGGCATTTTGTCTTTCTATATCTTGATCTCCAGTCCAAAAATTACCTGGTTTTCTTTCGTAACCAAATCTACCTAATTTTCTGATACCAAAACCAATTCTATAATCTGATGGAAAGTATTCAGTTACATCGACAACATCTGGAATATCATATAACCCAGCGCCTTCAGGCTGTCTAATTAAATATTTTTTATCTGACGATTCATATGGTGCTCTGTAGTCACCAGCGAAATAAAAAGTACTGTATTTGAAAACTTCATCATATACAGATTTTAAAATATTTTTTTTCTCTTTTTCTTCTTCTTTGCTTTGAGAATAGGCAGGAAATGCCATAAGCAGTGCAACCATTAATACTAATATCCTCATGGGTGTATCTATTTATGTTTGGCGATAAATATGTGAGGATATTTTTAGATTCGTCTATCCGTCGCAAGAAAGGCAATCTGCTTGACGACTTCCCAAATCTCCTTTAATTACTGAATCAGTTCTTAAATAGTAGAACGTTTTGACACCTAACTTCCAACCTTCCATATGCACTTGATTAATCCATTTAGGTGAATCATTTGGATCAAATGATAAATTTAATGATTGAGTTTGGTCAATATATTTTTGTCTTTCAGCTGCTTGTTTAACTAATTCTAATTGATTTGTTTCTGAAAATGTTAAGAATACTTCTTTTTCATCAGTAGATAAAACTGATTCCGGTAAACCTAAAACTGATCCTCCATCTTCAAGCATTTGTTTCCACCATTTTTCTTTATTTTGGCCTTTAGATTCAAGTAAAGATTCTAATACTTTATTTTTTCTAATAAATGTTCCCTTAGCCCCATTAAATGTATAAACATTAGCAGGTAAAGGTTCAATACCAGCAGAAATACCACCACAAATAACAGAATTTGAAACTGTAGGAGCAACTGCTAATAAATGGGTGTTTCTCATACCAGTACCTCTACACCATAAAGGTTCTCCATATTCGGCTGCTAAATCCATAGATGCTGATTCAGCTTCACTTCTAATTTTATTAAATATGTTTCTTGTATGTACTGTTGAAGCTACTGAATTAAATGGTAAATTTTTCTGTTGTAAAAATGTATGCCAACCCATTACACCTAAACCTAATGCTCTACCTTTAGAAGCATGTTTGTGTGTTCTTTTTAAACTTTCTTTACCATTTGATTTATCTATAAATTCTTGCATTACACCATCTAAAAACCAAATAGCCATTTGTATACAATCTGTATCTTTAAATTCTTCCCATTTAGCTAAATTAAGAGAAGATAAACAACAAATAAATGAATGTTCTTCATCTGTAAATAATGTTATTTCAGAACAAATATTAGTCATAGTAACATCTAAGTTATTCATTCTATAAGCTATAGGATTATTTTTATTAACATTATCCTTATACATTATATAAGGTTCTCCTGTTTCCATTCTAGATTTTAAAACTTTAGCCCATCTATTCATTGATTCTGGATCTCTAGCTTCTAATTTTCTCATAAACGAATCACCTACAACAACACATTGATGTAAATTTAAACATTGTCTATTAGGATCACCTTTAGGTCTACGGATTTCTAGAAATTCATCTATATCACCATGTTCAATATCTAAATTAACAGATGCTGCTCCTCTACGAACATTACCCTGATTAGTTGCGATAATAGATGAATCATAAATTTTACACCATGGAACTACACCTTCACTTTTACCATTTCCAGTTATTCCTTCTCCACGTTTTCTTATGCGAGATACACTAATACCTACACCACCACCAGAAGCGGTTAATTTCATTAGTTCTGCGTTAGTTAAACCGATTCCACGTATAGAATCGGGTGTATCTACACCAAAACAACTAATAGGTAAGCCTCTATCAGTACCCATGTTAGATATAACAGGTGATGCTAATCCTATCCAACCATTCCAAATATATTTATAAAATTTACTAGCCAGCTCTGGTTTTTTAAGTCTATTAGCAGCTGAGTTTGCTACTCTTCTATATGCTGCTCTAACTGTTTCTCCAGGGAGTAAATATCCTTTAGAAATTGTTGCTAAAGAAATTTCATCCATCCATTCTGGGTATTCTTTCCCAGCTGTCCAGTTACTATAATCTGCTATTAAATTATTATCCATATTAAAATATTGATGCGGCATCCCAATTTTGAACACCTTTGCTATAATTAGTTACTCTATTTGCAAAGAAATCTGTATGTTGTTTTCCACCTGATAGGTTATCAAACCAACTCATTCTTTGTACTGCGTCTTGATCTATACCATTTACTATAGGGCCATATCCTAGATCACTCATTTTTGTATTTACTCTATGTTTAATAAAAGATATTAAATCATATTTTGGGCATCCTTTTAAGTCACCCATCTCATAAACTTTTTCTATAAAATCTAATTCTAATTTTAAAGATAAATGTGCTGCTTCTTCAATATCAGCTTTTAATTCAGGGGTATCAAATTCTGGATGTTCTTTTAATAATGTTCTAAATAACCAACATCCAGCATCAGAATGTAATGATTCATCTCTAATACTCCATTCTACTATTTGTCCTACTCCTTTAAGTTTATTATCTAATTTAAAAGAAAGTAAAACAGCAAAAGAGGAAAATAAATTAACTCCTTCTGTAAATGCAGAAAAAATAGCTAATGATTTTGCTCTTTCATGCCAATTAGGAGTACCATCATGAGAATCTCTAACTTCTGTTAATGCTTCTATTTTAGCCATTGTAGTTTCATCTTCTAAAAATTCACTAAAGTCATCTAATCCTAATTCTTCATTTAACAAAGAATAAGCTTCAGCGTGAATTGTTTCAAAAGCACCAAATGTAACAGCCATTTTAATAACTTCTGGTTTTCTAAACCATTTTGTAACTAAAGATGACCAATAATCATTTACTACAGTTTCAGTTTGTGCAAATCCTTTTAAAATAGAACCAATTATATTTTTTTCTGTATCATTTAAATTTTGTTTCCAATCATTAACATCAGACATCATTGGTACTTCAGTATGTAACCAATGTGCTTGTTGTTGTTTCATCCAATAATCATGAGCCACTGGATATTCAAATGGTTTATAAACGACACGTTCCTGCAATAAAGATGTTTTTGCCATAATTAAATTTTAATAAGTTATTGTAAGTTTTCTTTAAAACCTTCTAATTTTTGTCGAAGTAAAGCCTTATCAAATTTATCTGTATCAGTATCAAATTTGTTAGTTTGAGTAGGTGGGGCAACATATTCATCTTCTTCTAAATCAGTTGAATAATTATGTACTTCAAAATGGCCCGTAGATGTATCAGCTTTAACTGCAAATGTAAGACCATCCATGCCATATCTGTTTTTCATAATATGAAATCTACCTGTACCTTTTACTTTATCTTCTTTTTTACGTGATAAGGACATTGAAAAATCAGTAATCATCAGCTTATCATAAGAACCAGCTGCTTTATCACCTTCAATTATCTCATCTTTTGCACCCGCACGATTAACTTGCGAAACAGACCAAATAGGTATATCTAATTCCCTAGCTAATCCTTTTGTGCTTGTATAAATATCATCGATTTCGTCCTTACGCTCACGATTTTTCTTTCTTGATGAAAGAAGATCTACATAATCAATAAGTACTAAATCTGCTTTAACTCCCATATTTGCAACTTTTGCAATATGTGATTCAATAGTTGATATAGTTGCCCTACCTGTTGGGAACTCCTTGATAATAAGTCTACCAGGTAGTTGAGGAACTATTTCTTCTGCCTTTGGTTTTAACTGATCTGTTTTATTAACTGGTATTTGGGTGAAGAAAGCATCATATCTTTTACCTACATAATCTTCACCCAATTCCAAAGTATAGTGAAGAACGTTATATCCCAATCTAACAGCATATCCCCCTAATGCTACAAGAGACCACGATTTACCACCTCCAGGATTACCAAAAATAAGACCAAAATCTCCATTTCCCAATCCACCTTGTAATAATGTGTTAATCCTTTCCCAAGGAGTAGGTATAGTCGTACGAGAATTTTCTCGATAACGTTCTTCGATATCTTTATTATATTCATGTCCTACGTTTTTATCTTGACCAGCTTTAAGAGCACTATCAACGAGATGTCTGATTGCCTCAAAATCTCCTGCTTTTAATAAGTCAACTGATGACATTAATGCTTTTTTTAATTGTTGGTTTCTACAAAAATTAGTGAATTCCTCCTGCACATATTTCAAATCTTCATCAGATGATACATAGGCTAATTTTAGTTGTTCTTTAATAGATAATTGTAATACATCATTATCTACTTTTTGTAACTCAATTTTTAATGTTTCTAAAGTAGGTGTTGTATGATACTTATCATAATATTTAAGTATCTCTTTAATTACCCATTTATGAGCATTATTTTCAAAAAACTCATCAGAAATAATATCATGTATATTTGTTAAAAACTCTTTATGAGTTAACAATGATGATATTGCTTTTATCTGAAAATCTGGTCCGTAATTATTTAATGATTTTAATGTCAATTCTTATAACCTTTAAAGTGTGAAAATTTATCGTTTAACCATATTTCTAGGTTTCTAATCATTCCCCCTAATTTATCTTCATTATATATTTGAACAAATAATTTAGGTTGTAATTCAGGAAACTCTTGGTCAATAACATAATCTATATATTCTATTTGTTCTGCATCAACCATAGGTTTACTTAAATCCATAATTTTAAAACTATTTTCTAATTTTACTCTATCATGAACTATCCTAGAATATACAACATGTTCTTTAAATTTCCTAGTAGATATGTCAAAGATATCTTCTAATGTTAATTCTTCTGTTTGTAATTCAGGGAATTTTTTAAATATACCTTTTTCACCTAATCCTTTTACTCCTGGTATTTTATCTGAATTATCTCCTAATAATGTTTTATATAAAATAAAATTTTTAGATAATACACCAAATTTTTCTAATACTGTTTGTGAATTATAATATTCTTTTTCCATTGGTCTATATAATATAATTTTGTCAGTTACTAACTGTACAAAATCTTTATCACTAGATACAATAAAACATGTAGAATTATATTTTTTAACTAATTTATTAGATAACACTGCTATAATATCATCAGCTTCTACCTTATCTATTATAGTAGTTTTAACAGGTAATAATTTTAAATACTGGATTAGACGTACTATTTGGTCTACTTTAGCATCATGTTCATCACCTAAATCTTCAAATACCTCCCAATTAGTAATTCTTTGTAAATCTCTACCTGATTTGTACTCGGGGAGCAAATTCTTTCTATTAGTAGAAGAACCTGCTCCATCGAATACTACATAAACAGATGTTGGTTGGGTTTGATTTATTAAAGCACCCAAACTACGAAGAAATCCACCTAACCCACCAATGTGAACTCCATCAGGATTAACCATATTTAACATTGCAAAATTCCTAAAAAATAGATTTAATCCATCTATTATAAGAACCTTATCATGTTTTTTTAAAGTTGGTTCCTCCCTTTGCTCCTGGACCTCGTCCAATAGCTTAAATAATTCTTTATGCTTCATAATTACTATTCTGGTTCTTTCTCGAAATGAGAAATATCTTGAATTTCTTCTCCTTCTTCAACTATATCAAAATTCATACCTCCTAATATTTCAGCCCATTCCTTAGCATTGTCCTCTTTGTATTTTTTAAGTTGATTTGGATCATCCAATATAAACCCATGAGGTGTCATTACTATTCTACCTCTAGTGGTAACACCATTAATGTGATTTTTATCAATTTGTAAGTTAGCTCGTTTAGCAAATTCTACCTGCTTACCATCTTTAATTGCTTTAATTTTAGATGTACCTGCAGACATAATATTACCAAATGTAACTACAAATGTTGAATCAAACCACATTGCATAACCACCCTTATTCATTAATTTAGGTTTACCCATAGGTGATTCTGGTTTTAATGTCCAAACTTTATTAACACAAACTAATGTATTAGTATAAGGTGATGACTCTTTTCTTGATAATGTAATTTTTTGGTTTACATTATTTCCAAATTGAGTTGACATAGCACCTGCATTCCATTCGTTGTTGTTTTTATTTGATTTAAGTGACATTTCACAAGGTACCGAACCAATACTATCCCATAGGAATAATAAGTCATAAGGTAAATTACCTCGTTTTTGTTCATCCATTAAATCTAAAATAAATCCAGCTACGTCTTCAATAGAATGAATAGTTTCTCTATCAACATAGATAAAATTACCATCATAATTGGTAATTTCTCCATTTTCATCTCTTTCTACTTTGATGTCTAATCCCATTTGGATTGCATGTTCCCAATTCCATTTCATCTCTGTGATAATAAAAACAGGCAGTATCCCGTTATTCTGGGCAGATACTGCTGCTTCTATCATCGCTGTTGTTTTACCAGTGTCCGAATGACCTCTAAGTAAAACAATGTGCCCCATAGGGATACCAGGTATTGAGGTAACTTCCCTAAAGGCAGGAGAAAGGGGAATCCATTCTTGATCCTTAAATTTGATATTTTTGTCTAGTCCCTTTTTATTCTTAAAGGCATTCAGATCAAATTTACTCTGAATTTCTTTAGAGACTGCCGCCGATAATGATTTCTTTTTTCTCGCCATACTTAGAAGGGTAAATCATCAGCTTTTTTATCATCAAATAGGGAATCAAATTGGTCTGTTTTGTTTTGTTTAGCTTTTGAAGTATCTAAAGAAAACTTAGAACCCTCAGGTTGTGAAGTGTCCTCAAAATCATCATTTGGTTCTGAGATAATAGCACCTTCTTCTTCAGTTTCAGGAGCTAACCATTTTTCTAATGCTGATTTCATTTCATCAAAATTGAATTTCTTAAATTCAGCATTTGGATCAGGTTGTTCTTTAGTCCATTTTTCTACTAAAGCAGCATCTTCACTTAATGGGGTTTGTTTTAATCTAACCCTAACAGATGATTTGTTATATTGTGTTCCTGTAGATTCAGGTCCTACTGTTTCAATAGTAAGATCTCTACCGCTTGCAATATCAGTATAATCACCAATTTCCTCATCTACAGCTAATGAAAGTAATTCTTCATAAATTAACTTTCCAAATTGCCATAGTCTAACACCTTTATCTTCTTCACCTCTAACAATTACAGGAACGAAAATACGTGTTTTAGGGTCTAATTTCTTAGCTAGAACATAATTTTCTTTATTATATTCTTCTCTAAGCTTACTAGCGAATAAAGCTATAGGATCTTTTTCACCATAATTTAGGGGAGAAAGCATAACTTTATTTGTAATACCATAATAGAACTTAAGTTCCGTAAATGGGTTTTTGTTGTTGAACGCGCTAGGCACAATTCTAATCTGTTGTTTACCTACAGTAGGTCTCCAAAACGTCAAACTATAATCTCGTTTTTGGCCTTGGGGTTGTTTTTGTTGGAGAGTATCCAACTTCTGTTTAAGCATTGATAAATCCATAATTTTATAACTTTTTTTAATGTAACTACAATATACGAACTAGAATTTGGGGAGCCAAACTATAGTTCAATTATTTTATGTATCTTTGTATTCAATTGATTTAACTCATTATGTTGAGTCAATAGGATACAATTTCTATAGTGTTGCCAATCTACTTGGTAAGTAGAATCAACTACACCCCCATTAAGCTTTTTAATTAATTCATTTAAAGCATTAATAGTATACAAGGTATTAGATTCCTTCTTTCTATGTACTAAAATTGTATTTTCTGGGATGGTATGAACGTTACCTTGGTCGACATTATATGTAATAACATATTCATCTTTTCCAACTATTTCTAAAACAAATAGTTTATTGTAAATAATCGTATACTTACTTTTAATTTTTTCTAAAAGCAAATCTAGATTATCTATATCAGTAAATGTGCAGAATAGTTTATTATTCAAATCTCCAATGGTTTTGATGTCAGTTACAACATCATAATTCGCATTATACGTATTTGTTTCCCTATCTAAAGTCGTAATCATAACCTTGTTTTATTTTTATGTTTAATTTATATTTATTAAATACACTATGAATTTCATCCATAATTTCTTTTTCATCTTCGCTATAATCAAATAAAAATGAATCATATGTATATAATATTAATTTTGTTTTTTTACCTCTTAATATACTAAATATATCCCACAGTATACGAACATTCATTGACGTCTCCAAGTTTTGTAACAAATAATTAAATAATTTTTGCGGATTCATTTCCTTATAATAATCTCTTTGATAAACGTAATTTGAAATCGGACACACAATATCCGCTCCTTGATAAAAATCGAGCCACATATTATGTATATACTCTTTTATTTTTTTAAAGTATTCCAGATGCTCATATTGTTGGAATACACCTCCGTATAATTGTTTGAATGTTAGTTCTTTTGATTTAGCATAACTTACCTTGTATAATTTCGCAAGATGATCGTGAATATCCACAGTGGGAAAATTATAATCAATGAGACGACAAGACAAACTAGGATGATAAGCAGAAATATCAATTTCATAAAGAATATCATTAGTTGGTATAAAAGATTTCCTACATCCATTTTCTTTGTTAAGTGCTGCATAGTTTACTCCTTTAAATTTATTTGATGGTCTTGTTGTTAATGTTTTTAAGTTATACTGACTGTAGACTCGTTCACCATTAACGGGATGAAAATGTTGTTCGAATCTAGGTACGTGTATTCGTAATCCACTTCGCTCGAGAGCGTTGAATACCACGGATACTCTACTGTTAAAGAATTCATCATAATTAGTTTTTTCTTTGTTAATATTGCTTTTTAATTCTAAAAACGTGTTCTCACACATTTCATAGTGTTTAACTACCGGTACCATTACATTAACATTAGGTTTATCCTTATGTTTATAGTACAATATTTCATGTGCTTTAGTTAATTCCGGTATATACGTATTAGGTGGT